TTCCTATCCAGGCTGGCTTGCAAGAAGAACCCCAGGATTCGCCTCGTTTATTCCCTTGGTCGCGGCACCGGCGGGAAGGCTGGGTTATGGCCCCGTGAAAAAACATTACCACAACTTGTTTTTGTTGTAAACTTTGTTTGTCCTCGTTGCCTTCCCCTCCTTTGGGCAACTTTCACCCGCTGCAATGGCGGGTATTTTTTTATCTGCTGTTGATCTTTTCGCTAGTTCTTGTGCTACTATGTTCTTGCAGTATTCCTTAACCCTAGGAGATAAAGATGTCAACATGGAAGACATTTAACAGTCGTGAGCAGCTTTTCTCGCTGCAACACAGAATCAGCGCTTTGCAGCACCGATTGATTGATTTGATGCAATATTCCGCCATCGAGTCAGCCGACATGACGCTGAATTGCTGGGTAAAGTGCATTGACGATTTTGATGCGCTTGAAATGCAGATTCAAACCCTTGATCTTCAAACGCATACCTATTCCATCGATGAAGACCCTCTTGGGCCTAGCACTTGGGAGGGAGCATGAGCGATTTTTCCATCGAAAACAGACGCAGTGGCATTTGGGCCACTGACGCTCGCAAAATTGTCAATGGCCTGGTGGCTGACGTTTGGCTGGAAAAGGTTGGGCGCACTGAGCGTGAAGATATTTCCCACATTGAAGCTGTGCAGTGGGGTATCAAGCTGCAAGATGTGATTGGCCGCGAAGCGGGTGCCAGGCTGCAGCTGGAGCTCAAAGCTGCCGATTATGAGCTTACCCATCCAACTCATAGTTGGATGAAAAGCCACTTTGATTTCATAAGTGCCGATGGCAGCACCCTGGTTGAGGTAAAGAACTACAACGCAGTAAAAAGGAACAAGTACGATGCAGATACAGGGTTGTTACCTGCCGACGATGCAGCACAGATTACACACGAAGCTGCGGTACATGGGGTACAGCGTTGCGTTCTTGCAGTGCTCTTTGGTGGGCAAGAGCTCGTGCTTGTTGACAAAACTATTAGTGATGGCGAGAAAGAAGCACTTATTGACTTGGAAGCAACTGTGTGGGCAAGCGTACAGACTAACACCCCGCCAGAAGCAGTTACAACAGACGCTGCTAGCAAACTCTGGCCGGTAAGTACACAAAAAACGGTGGTTGCCGATCAGCAGCTTGAGCTATGGGCCAAGCAACTTATTTTTATCAAGAAAGAAATTAAGTCACTTGAAGACACGCAAGACGCATTGCAGGCAGGTTTGCAAGATGCCATGCGCCAGGCTGACACCTTAGTTACTTTTGATGGCCGCGTGCTTGCTACTTGGAAATCTGCCAAACCAGGCAAGCGTTTTGACACTAAAGCATTGCAACAATCCATGCCTGATGTGTTTGAACGGTTTTATGTTGATGCAGCAGGCTCAAGGAGGTTTTTACTCAAATGAATAATCTCGTTGATCAAACCACATTAGACCCAGCGGTTATTGAATCCATCGTAACCAAAGGCGATTTAAGCGCACTTAATCAAAACCAACTGGTTGCCTATTACAACTATCGTTGCCGCTTTGTTGGCCTTGATCCAAGCGCTAAACCTTTTGATGTTCTGTTGCTAAATGGCAAAAAAGTGCTTTATGCCAACGCTAGCGCAACGCAGCAACTATCAAGTGTGCATGGCTTATCCATCACACTTACCAACCGCGAACGCATTGAAGGCATTTACATCGTTTCAGCGCGTGTTACTGGCAAAGATGGACGCATTACGGAAAATCAAGGTGCTGTTGACATTGAAGGGCAACGCGGTGAGAAACTCGCTAATTCTTTGATGAAAGCAACAACGAAAGCCATTCGACGCACCGTACTTGCTCATTGCGGTCTGGGGATGCTAGATGAGACTGAAGTTGAAACGATACCTGGGGCTGTCACCACGCCGATTCATATGCCTGCTTCTGCGCCAGTACCACAGGCTTCTGAGGTGCTCGAAGGTCACCTCAAGGTCATGATTCCTGCCGGTGAAGGGTCAAAAGTGTACAACGCCCATCACAATGAAGCATCTTGGCAAAACAGCTTTTTTGGGTTGATTGGACAAATCAGTAGTTCTAATAAAATCAGTAGCCAGGAGAAAAACGCGAAACTCGCGTCTTTGTTTCTCGTTAATGAACCGATCTACAGTGAATTTGTCGGGCCTGCAAAAGAGCAATTCTTTGGGCAAGTTGCAGCTAAACATTGCGAGGAATTTCTCCCAAAGTGGGAAACCCTAGTGGACAATACTTAACGCAAAACGAACAAGTGCTGCTGTGGCTGCAAAACAAGTCACTGACAGCACTTGAAGCCTTGCGAGAATTTGGTTGTTTTCGATTGGCCGCTAGGGTCGAAGAGCTACGCAAACAAGGGCACAACATCATTACAGAAACCGTCAGTGTTGGTCCAAAGTCTTATGCACGCTATTTTTTAATCAAAGGAAAAACGAATGAGCAGTTTTTGGGATAACGTTAAGCCAGGCACTGGTGTTTTGTTTGTTAATAAAACAGAAAACCCCAAAGCACCCCATTTCAAAGGTGTGTTTAAGATCAAAGAAACAGTGACTTATCCTGCTGGCTCAGAAATCAAACTTAGTTGCTGGAAACGACAAACAAAAAACGGTGAAGACATGCTGTCAATTGTTGAAGATACGTTTGTGCCCAACCCAGAGATGCGCCAGCACATGGTTCAAAAAGCAAACGCATTTAATATTAAGGAAGACGATGATGTGCCGTTCTAGGAGCGATCATGCAAGATGTTGAACGGATTGAACTGCTGCGAAATCTTAACGCTGAACTCAGAAACCACTGCGCTAGGCTTGAGCAAATGCTGCAACAACGTGATGAGTTTTTGCGAGCCTTATGCGACCCTGATTTATTTGGATATGCAGTGCCCGATGAAGTGAAAAGCCATGCGTACCGTTTGCTAAGGAGCCACAAAAGTTGAGCAAATTAGCAAAAGACCGTGGGGCAAGCTATGAACGTGAAGTCTGTGCTGCATTGAGCGATGCCCTTGGCTCGAAAGTCACGCGTGTTTTAGGCCAGGCTCGTGATGGCGGTTCAGATATTGAACTGAAACCCTTCATGATCGAATGTAAACGCAGGCGCAAGATCGCTGTTTACGATTGGATGGCGCAAGCAAAAACATCTGCTGCCGCTAAAGACATGGTGCCTGTTGTTGTTTGTCGCGCTGATGGCAAAGAAAGCCTAGCAATCTTTAGGCTAGACGATGCCATCAAGTTGATGCAAAATGAAATAAGTTGAGTCGGCCAACTAGGGTTACGTTTCGGGGCAGCGTTAGCCGATAGCCCCACCCATCATCAACGCTTCCGCTTCTCTGCGTCTAATCAAGCCTGGCAAGATTCTGCCAGCTGCCCACTTCCATTTGCGGCATTCAATCGCAGCACCGGCCCAATCATTAGCATCAATGCGCTTTTTGAATGTGCTGATGCGGTAATTGCCCAAGCCAAGGTTATAAACCCAACTGATGACTGCTGCAAAGCGTTCAGGAGACGCTGTAGCCAGCTTAGGCGATAGTTTGAGCAACGCTGCAGCAAAGTATTGCACATGCTCTGTCAGGCGCTCATAAGCCTTTTCTTTTGACCAAATGGTGTGCTGCTTGATGTCTGACCCTGTTGAACCATACCCAATTGTCCAAGGCGCTTTACCAGTAGCAGGATCAGGATAGGCGCAACAGTCGCCGTTGTTTAAGCGCCTGGCATAACCTTCAAACTGCGCTATCAATCCTATGGCTAACTTGATGGCATCCACATGCTATTACATCAATTAATTTCTGTTCAATATTTTACTTTGTTGATACGCATCAATTACGCCTGCATTCCAAACCACTTGAGCTATTGCAACCACTTTTTCGGATTGGCCTGTTAAATCTTGCCCAGGCGTTAGCGATGAGCGATGATATGTTTTTGTAAGCTCTTTGCCATCTTCAATAATTCGTGTGGCTTCGCGGTAAAGGATAACTCCATTTTCTTGAACAGTAATCTGGTCAATTACGGTTTCTTTAGTAATAGACATTTATAATTCCTTTCTCGTTTAAGAATCCACTTAAACTAATTAAACTTCATAACATAATGACAATCTTAAATACCTTGCTGTTCCAGCAGTATGCAATAAACTTTGACTTTGAGCATCATCCCTTGAACAATCAATATAAATTGTTGTTGTTTGTATATTTGCATTAATTGACAATCCTGACTGCATATCAAAATAATCTTGATAAACGTTGCATGTTAGTGTTTGCGCTGCCGCTGAAAAAGGTAGCCCATCTATATAAACATACCCAGATGCTCCAGTGTTCGTTATATTATTAAAACCAATCTTAACAAACACTAACCGACCAATTTTTGTGTAAGTGCTAGTTGAAGTAACTGGTGTTGTTGGATTCGTCGTCCCGCCTTTAAGGTTTGCAGTAAATGTACCTTCCTCGTAATCATCCAGCGTATTGGCATCTGTGGACGCAGATTGAGTAGCGGGGAAAGTAATACCTGACCCTGATGTTGATGGCGTTGCCCCTCCTACAGCAATAGTTGTGGACGCTGTTACACGAGTTCCATCTGTTGTAAATTGAGATATGCCGCCAAACGAACCGCTGTTGTTGTATTGAACTTGTGTATTGCTACCACCTGGGGAGCCGCCACCAGAACCTGAATACCCTGATATGCCGCTAAATCCGCTAAATCCTGATATTCCTGATCCTGAATACCCACTTATTCCGCTGTAACCAGAAGTTCCA